GCGTAAGATCGTCGGCAGCGTCAGATGTGTATAAGAGACAGGAAAGAAATCTTGACGAAAATCCCAAAGAATTTAGGCGGTGCATCTCCGGTTCTCGGTGTTCGATGTGAATGGATAGCCACTGCGGCAATGTTGGCTGGCAGTGTTGCTTCTTCTCTGTTCGGTGGTGCAAAGGCACGTAGGGAGGCAAAAAAGGCGGAGAGAGAGCGGAAGTACAGGGCAGCGGCAGAAAAGGCATGGTACGATAAGGAGTACAATACCGATTACATCGACACCAAGGCTGGGCAAAACCTGATGAGGCGTGCGCAAGAGGTGCAGGACAGCTACGTCCGCAAGGCTGATGGTGCGGCTGCTGTTGGCGGTGGTACTGCTGCGGCTACAGCAATGGCGAAGGAAGCGGCTAACAAGGTTGTAGGGGACACTATCGCCAACATCGGAGCGAATGACACTGCAAGAAAACAGCAAGTAGCTGATGCGCACTTCCAACACCAAGTTGGGCAATCTCAGGAACGTGAGCAAGCCGCCATGCAGACCGCACAGAATACCAGTGAGGCGGCTCAGAATATGAGCAATGCTCTGTTCAAGGCGGGTATGAACCAGTTGGGGTCAGAACCTAAAGGGGCTAAGTCGCTGAATGACAGTCTAAAACCAAGTGATATGGGTAGCCGTGATAACACTGGTATAACATCTGCGCTCGGAGAAAGTGCGGATGCAAGGCTTAAGAAGGTCACAGAGGGCGTTGATGGGCTGTTTGGATAGGCTTGAGGCTTCGGTGGGAGCAGGAGGCAAAGACGAGAGGAACGAGTGCCAAGAACATGGAGAAGGAGGCGTACACAACCAAACCCAAAGGGGCACCCCCATTGACCACCGTTTCAAACTATAGTAGATAAATACAAATATAAAAATGCGACCCCCACCCCCCATCTCCTTTTTATTTCGGTTTTCCGATTTTCCCCACCCCTTATTTTTCGGAAAGTGTTAATGAAGTTAAATATTAAGAATATGAATAGATTTCAGAGATTTATAAAGCGAATTGGCGGCGAAGACAAGGTATTGCACTTTGAAACTTGCTGCCTGATCACGATGGTTGTTGCTCTTTTTAATATGAACGTGCTCGGTCTGGGTACTACAGCTTCGGCAGTATCAGCCTGTATGATTGCGGTTATTGCCGGCATATTGAAGGAGGTATACGACTATAACACATACTGCTTGTTTGACAACAAGGATATAATAGCAGATGTATTTGGCGCATTTGCTGGTTTTTTAATCATTATTTTAATTTGATAGATTATGACATTTGAAGAAGCAAAGAAGATATTGAAGAAAGAGTTTTTGGGAATTAGATTCAAGAAGTTCGACAAGCCTCTTAAATTTGAAGAAAAGCTATGGGTTCGTAATGAGAAGCCAGAGATTCTTGAAGCTTTGCGTATTGTGGCAAAGAATGGCATTAGTGTTTGCGTTCCAGAAGCAGCTCTTCGTATTCGCAGCATAATTACCAAGAAGATGAGGGCAGGAGAGGAAGCACCGTCTCCAGTTTCAGGCACTCCATTGAGCGCAGCAGAAGGAATAAAATTGCAGTGGAAAGACAACAAGAATACAGTCAAGAACCCTGCTCTTAAAGAAGCAGCCTCCCAGTTCAACGATGCTTTGTTGGATGAGCAGGGAAAGAAGATTAAGCGCTTCAACAAAGAGATTGCCCGACTCAACAAGATTATCCGCAAGAAGAACTTGAAGATTGCAGAGAAGGACGAGGTGATTGGCGACTTGGGCAAGGAGTTGAAGGCGCAGAAAGCCTTGGTAGATCATATTAGTAAGATACGTGATAGCGCCAAGATTAATCTTAATCTTCGCGAGAAGGAATGCGAAAAGTTGAAAGAGAAGTTGGAAGAAGCAAACAATCTGGTTAAAGAGGTTCGTAAAGTTTCTAAGGAGTATTGTGAATACGGTATTGCTGCTGAAAAGATGATTCAGAAGTTGGCTAAGATAATAGTTAGCAAAGGCCTCGTTCCTTCTGATGTCTTCGAGAAATGTCGTCTTTGGGCGAATGGCTACAGATTCAACCTTCAGCTTCCTGAGCTTAGCGAGGACGGCAATGGTATCTTCTACCATATTGCTGGGGTTGATGTTGCAGAAGAAGGCGCTGACCATACTGGTGTAATGGTTCTATGCGGTAAGGATTTTGCTAAGATTCTTAAAGAGGACGAGGAAGCAGCAGAGGAACTTTCAAAAGTTCTCAATGATGTTATAGACCGATTTCTTCTGTTTGGCGAAATTATTATTAAAGAAGAATAAGCTATGCCAACAAACAATAACCAGAATACGCATATGAACAAAGGGAGAGTGACTATAACGGGGCCTTCTCCTATGGTTCAGCAGATGGCGCAGCAGAATTACGCCATGAAGAATGGAGGAGAGCTTCCGATGCAGGGTGCGCCAGGAGGAGTTTCTACACCTGTTTCTCCTCAGCCGATGGATATGAATTTCTTTGGTGGAAATGGCGGTGCAACTGGCAAGTTTGAGATGCCGGCTGTTGCCACAGCTCCCGACTTGACTCCAGACAGCAAGGCCCCCGACCCAAAGTACGGAACAGGTGGTGTTCAGTTTGTCAATCCCTCTGGTGCAGACAAGAATGACTTGAGTTCGTTATCAGCAGCTTTGAACTCGGCAGGAGTATCTTCTCCTTCTTCTGGAAGGGAGTTTACAGCCGATGATACAAAGAAGGATGGCGGTTTCTTTGGCTGGATAAAGGGGCTTGCTCCCAAGTTTAGGCCTGGAAGACGTGATGGAGAGACTGACGAAGAGTACGATATGCGGCATACACAAAATATGCAGCGTTTGGCAACCTTTGCGGATGCTATCCGTCACATGGGTAATATCGTGAACACTTATAAGGGAGGTCCTTTGCAGCAATTCAATGACCCTACGGACTACCTCTTGGCAGGCTACGAGAAGCGCAAGGCGGAACGTAGACAGCAGGATGCAGCTGATAGGGATATGGCTTTCAAGCAGGCAACTCTCAATTTGAAGGAACGTGCGGCTGAGGCTAAGAACGCCTACGACCAGTTGAACCTGTTGCTTAAACAGAATGGAGTGAATCTAAGTAAAGACAAGTTCGACTACCAGAAAGCCAAGGATGCTGCAGCCGCAAAAGCTAAAGTCGAAAAGGATGAAAGAGACTTCAAGTACAAACAGGAGCGCGATAAGGTCAAGGACAAACAGACAGAAAAACGTCTTGGCATTGCAGAATACAATGCTACCCATAAGGGACGAGGAGGTGGAGGCCGCTCAGGAAGTGGCAGTGGCTCTGGCCGCAAGTATTGGTTTGAAGATAAAAATGGAAAGATAAGGTATCAGCCAAACAAGACCATGTGGGAGCAGGAGTATTACCGTGAGTACGGCAGGCTTCCACAGGGTGAGTCCTCTACCTCTGTTACGACAAAGACTACGAACTACAGGACTGGCGCAGAGGTAACGACCACCACAAGAAGAAAGGGTGCATCTGTTACCAGTCAGGCAGCAGCTTCGCAGAATGCGGCCAAGAGAGCAAGAAACAAACCAAAAAGTACTCAGAAACATAATGCCCTGAATAATTGGTTCAAGAAGAATTATAAATAAACATATCATAATATGGCACATGATAGAATAGATACAATGTACGATGCGCTTGTTTCGGACGGGGCGCAGATTGGCACAAGACAACAATTCAAGAAACTGATGCTTGCGCCGGGCAAGGAAGGCTACAGAAACCGACTCGGCTTCTATCAGGCAATGAAACAGGACGGAGCGAATATCGGTGATACCTACGAGGATTTCGGAAGGGCACTCGGTCTTCATGCTGTAAAGCCTCAGCGTAATACAAAGCCAGTAGCACAGAAGCCTATGACCACAGCACAGAGAGCAATGCAGGTTCCTCATAGGCTAAAAACACAATTAGGCAAGGCTCCAAAGAGTGCCCCAAAGGGTGCTTCTCCTTTCGTGCAGTCTTTGTATGAGATTGATGATGCGCAGAAGGGAGCAGGTTATCCAGTTGACTATACTTCACCTAAGGCTACCCAGCAAGTGTATCAGCGAAATCAGCGGATAAGAAGACAGGCGGCAAAGACTGCTGCAAAAAAAATAAACAGACAGGCAAGTCATGCTCAACCTATCATGCAAACAAATACACCTGCTGATACTTATATAGGTAAGACTGAGGGACAATTGATGGACGAAATGAACCAAAGTGCAAACGCTTTGGTTGGTTCTGAAATGGGCGATTATCTCGATAAGGTTATAGGAGACGAGTTCAAGGCGGCTCATGCAAGAGGACTTGCAACGTTGAGTGCAAACAGTGGAGTTCATGGTACTGGTGGTGCAGACTGGTGGATTGGTGAAAGAGCTTACCAAAATCAAATGGATCAAGATAAGCAGCTTCAAGAAATCACAGGGAACATACAGAAGAATATAGAAAGTATCTTCTCTAACCCAAAGGTTAAGCAGAGAGTGTTGTCTGATGCTCAAAAACTCGGAGTTTCCCCAGAGACATATATTGAAAGTTCACTTGCACCAGCCCTGATAGAGAAAGCCGGAAAACAATTCAATAATACTCAGCTTAACCGCATGATGGCAAAGGGTGCATCTGACTATATTGCAAGCGGCATTCTTAATTCTCTCACAGGAACATTGCTTACTGGTCTTACTTCTACTAAAAGCCAGAGGCAAATGCAGCAGCAAGCAGATGCAATGACAGAAGAAGGGTTGAATCCAAACTATAAACCGGGCACTTGGGCAAAAGCAGCAAAAGGAGCTGTGGCTTTTGCAGCAGATGCGCCTTTGTATAATCTCGCAGGTGTCGGAGCTGGAGCTTTGACAGAAAAGGTTTTTGGTAATGCAGCTCAGCAGATGGCGAGAGTGGCTAACCAGTCTTTGAGACAAAGAGTGTTTGAAGGTGTAGCAAGAGGCATTGTTCATGGAGGAGCTACAGGCTTTCAATATGGAGCCATCAACGGAGCCGTTCAGAACTATTCTACAGGAGAAGATACTTCGCTTTGGGGAACTTTGAAAGCAGCAGCCAAAGGTGGATTGGAAGAAGGTGTTAGCTTTGCTACTATGGAAGGCATGGGTGGCGCAGTTGGAGCTTTTGGCCATGGCATTGGTCTTAAAGGAACGGAAAAGACGTGGAAGCAGAGAGTTAACAAAATGGGGCAAAAACTTACCTATGAGGGCATTAAAACTGGTATGGAAGGTATCGGTATGGCTACAGGTGGGGTTGCTTCAAGCTATGCTAATCATATTCTTACTGGTGATGACTGGCACGGTTTCTCTACAGAGGGAACACTTGAATCTTGTGCGAGTGCTGTTATCTTTAAACTTACCCATGCGAAAGATTTATTCAAAAAGGAAACAGATAGAAACGGCAAGCCATTCAGCTTTACCAGCAATATTGCCCAAAAGACTGCAAGATTTTTCTTGTCTGGCGAGGCAAAATCAGCACCTCATGTTTTTTCTGACGAGGAGAAACATCAGTTGTTTGCTGCTGGTTCTGAGTTAGGAATGAAGCCTATGGAGAATATTGTCAGCTGGGCAAAACAGGCTAAAAAATACAGAGCTGAGGATATTGAGAAGAGCGAGGATGGTTCGGATCTACTCAATAACTATCAGCAAATCATGCTTGACCCAAATGTTTCTTGGGATGCCAAGGCAAAATTTACTACTATGGTCATGGGCACAATGCCTGAGTCTCGTCCTATGATGGACCATATATCCTATGGAACAGAAGATGGAACAGATGGAGACAATCGCATACATACTTATAAGACCGTGAACGAGTATGCTGCTGACGGAACACTTTTGTCAAAACACAGATTTGACACAAAAGACAAGAGGGAGTCTATCATTTACGAAATAGGTGTAAGAAAAGAGGAGTTGCGTTCTAAGAATGCTCTTGCTCTGTTGGTTGGCTTAGATAGAAACAATTATGACTTGCAAAATTCTTTCTTTAAGAAGAATGCGAAAGACTGGGAGCAGGTTCAAGAGATTGTTGAAGGTATGCAAACAGGCGGCTCAAAAATAGACCATCAGTTTACGGAGTATGTATTAAATTCTGAAAGAGGTTCTTTCTTGCCTATCGTTGATGCAGTGGCAAACAAAAATGGTATGGATAGAGAAAGTATGCTAAAGGCATTTTATAAAGACCCAATGAAGCGAAGTGATGCAGAGCAGAATGCTTGCGTTCAGCTTAGAAAGGCTATAGAAATGGAAGTGTTCCCGGCAAATAAAGTTCATGAAGAACAGAGTGTCATGGATGGTAAAGATGTCGCAACAGACAACAACCTTGGAACTGAGCAGCCAAATGGCGGTGCAGTTAAAGCAGAGCTTGACGGGTTGAGACAGGCTGAGGCTGGAATGGATGAGCTTATGCGTGATAATGATGTATTCGGTCAGAATTTCCAAAAACTGAAACAACAGGGTTTGACCAATCCGCAGATTTATGACTGGATGGTTCAGCAGGGAGGTTTGACAGTAGAACAGCTTGAGCCATTTGCCCATTATATCAATGCGAACGCAAGAGTGCAGGGTATGCAGGAGGCTACCAAGAACGCCATTGACGAACAGGTTTCTTCTTATGTTCAGGACTGGTCTTTCCACGGAACATTGAACGGGCAGGAAAAGAATGGCGAACAGGCGATTTACGTGCAGGACAACAACGGAAGAACGCTTCTTGTTGGTACTGGTGAAGTGGCTTTTGACACCACTACAGGAAGGGCAAAGGAAGGCGTTGGTGATATGCTTGTTTGTCTTGACCCAAAGAGTGGCGAGACAGTATATGTCAAGTCAGACGAAGTGAAGCTCGCTGGTACTCAAAGTGCAGACGATTTTGCTAATGGGTATCGTCAGAAGTTGCAGATGAAGAACTCTGAGCCTTACAATCAGGCAGCGCAGGAACAGGCGATGCAGGATGCTGCAAAGCCTCAGCAGGAAGTTCAACCAAAAGAAAATAAAAATGGAGAAGAAACAAAACGTAACACTAATGCAGGTATTAAAGAACCTCAACAAAGCGCAAAAGAAACTACTGGAAGTGATGCAGAGGCAGCAGAAAATAATAATACTAAAACGGTGCAGACCCAGCAAGTAGAACAGCCTCTTCCTACACGAAAATTTGCTGATGGAACAGATGTTCCTATGATTACTGATAGCAAGGGAAGACCTACACCAGACTATGAGAAAATGACTCCTGAGCAGAGCGCAGAGATTCTTACTGAGGACTTCGGGGAGAATGCCGATAAGGTGGTGGACGGACAGATTCAGAAAGCAGAAAAGGCTTTGAAGGATGCCGAGAGGATAAAGGTGGACTATACCGCCGAGCCTAACGACATCATGGAGCAGGAGGCTTTGAAGACTAAGACCGTTGAGGCTGCCAAGAAGCAGTTAGAGCACGCTCAGAATATCAAGAAGACTATGACCGCCAAGAAGGTGGCAGAGACTGTGGGTAATACAGAACAGACTGAGGGTGCCCATGAGGCTGGCAGCGTGGCCGCACAGAAGTTTGAGAATGCACCAAGACTTGTGGGCAACAAGCGCACACGTATGCTGGCAGACGGAGAAACCAAGATCAAGGGACACTATGAGATTGTTCCGGCTGAAAGTCTTACTCCTTCTCATGATGTGAACAATGGGTACAAGAAATCTGAGGGATTTCCTACCGATGCAGAGGGCAGAACCGTAAATGACCGTGACTACGAGCACGACAAGGCGGCTCAGCAGAATACGGACCAGATTGCCCGAAAGTATAACGGTATGGCTATCGAGCAGGTGCCAGTGGTATCTGACGAGGGTATCGTATATGATGGCAATGGTAGAACGATGGCAGGGCAGAAGGCTGCAAAGGAAGGTACGGATGGCGAATACATCAACGACCTCCTGGAGAATGCAGAGAACTTCGGCTTTACTCGTGAGCAGATTGAGCAGAGCGGTATCGAGCACCCACGTCTGGTATTGGTGACCGATGAGAGATTACCATACGATACAGCTACCTTCTCCAAGTTCAACAGAAACGAGAAGAAGACTCAGAGTAATACCGAACAGGCAGTAGCCAAGGCCAAGACGTTGACTTCTGACGAAGTAGGCGCTATTGTAGCCGAGATTGAGGGAAGCGGCTCTCTCGATGCTTTCTTTAACAATTCCAAGGCAATAAATGACTTGGTGAAGACGTTAGTAGATAAAGGCATCATCGGACAAAACGAGGTGGCGCAGATGATGGATAATCCCGAACGACTTTCCGCACAAGGCAGGGAGTATGTGAAGAACCTTCTCCTGGGTTCCATCTTCAAGCCAGAGACTATCAGAATGCTTGGCATCGACTCTGCGGTGAAGAACAAGGCCGTCAACGCCATCCGTTCGGTAATGGACAATATGAAACTTGGCGATTACTCTCTTCGTGATGAGATTGATCAGGCTATCCAGTTGCTCTATGAGGCAAGACAGGGTGGAAACAAGGTTGATACACTTCTGAGAACACCGGATATGTTCGGTGAGGACGCAGCAAAGCGTTACTCATCTATCTCTCAGATGATGGCTTTAGCCTTGGAGGGCAAGGTTTCTGATTTCAGAGATTTGCTTGATGAGTACAACAGAATTGCCGCTTCAAGAAATACTGGCGAGGGCAATATGTTCGAGGCTGCTCCTACCAAGGAAGAGTTGATAAACGAGTATTTAAACTTTAAAAAATGGCAAGATTATGGCACAGGACATTCAGAAAATGAAGGAGGCAATGATGTTTCAGGCATTCAAGAACCTAAACAAGAAACATCAGGAGGAAATGGATCAGCAGGAGAAGGAGCAGAACCAGAGCGACCAAGAGTAGAAGAACCAGACGACTTAGTAAACAAAGAACTTGAAAGTCGTATTGAGGTTACTGATGAGGAAACCGAAACTCCATCTGAGAACGGTCCTATCACAAGGCAGAAGATTCTTATTGATGGCGACAAGGAGGTTATTAAGGTTGACGAGCCTAACGATAAGGGCGAATACACTGGTTCATACTACGAGTATGATGGCAAGAAGTTTGGCGACCTGAATGAGGTTGTCGAATATGTTGACGGTAAGGTAAAAGAAAAACCTCTTCCACTTCTTCCTAAAGAAGAGAAGCCAGACACTCAGTATAACCCGATTGAGGCTGCTGCCGCTGAATTTAAGAAAGAGCATCCTCTGACTGAGGAGGAAATCATGAAGTCTGACGTGGATGATTTATCCAAGGATATGGCTTTGGACTATCTGAACGGAGAAGTGACAGATGATTTGCACCGTGCAATCTACGAAAGCATCTATGCTAAACGTAAGGATTTGAATGCTGAGCCAAAGGTTGGCACTTCTAAAACAGAACCATCTGCTAATCCTATGGAAGAAATCAAGAATGCAGCAGAAGGATTCGAGAAGGAGAAGAAAACGAAAATAGAACAGGGCGAAAAGCCTCAGCAGAAAGCCGACGATGCAGCGGTATCAGCTTCAAACAAAAAGGTCAACGACCTGTGGAAAGAACTTATGAATGCTGGTAAGGATGAGGTTTCTTCTTCCTTTATCGGTCTTAATTCAAGACAATTAGAGGTGCTGCCTAAACTGGTGAGTGCAATGGCAGAGAATGCTTACCTTAGAATTAAGAGAGGTATGCACAATCTTGAAGACGTAGTAAAGGAAATGCGTAAGGAGTTTGCTCCTGCTGCCAAGATTTTCAAGAAAGAAGATGTGGATGCTATCTACGAGCAGATGATGAATATTCGCTATCGTGATGGCGAGCAGCGCATGAGCTTGAAGGACTGGGCTGACTACTACGAGAAGACTTCTCCTAAGCATCAGGAGAATCTGGTGGGTGACTCCAAGAATGCCGAGCAGAGAAAGGTGAGCGAGAAGAGGTTTATGGATAGGGTTAACACTCGTCTTGGTTTCGGTCAGAAGATTAACGGCATCGTGGAACTCAGAAAGATGGCTGATGAATGCGGGTTGAAGGATGTGAAGGACACAGACTTGCAGGAACTTGCCGAGACAGCTATTGTTCAGCGAGCAAGAGGCATCGCCTCTTCGGAGTCAACCAATAATGCAGAGAAGTTCAAACGCATTAAGAAACTTTACGAGAACCAACCAAGCCTCAACCAGAGAGACTCCGAGCGAGTGATGAAGCAGCAGTATTCTACACCTGCCCCTTACGCTTTCCTTGCAGATATGTATGTAAAGGGTAATGGAAAGGAGATAAAGAGTGCGCTGGAACCAAGTGCAGGCAATGGAATGCTTACTATCGGCTTGCCAAAGGATGCTGTCCATGTGAACGACATTGATGCTCAGAGACTGGAGAACCTGAGAAGACAGGGCTTCAAGAACGTGACCAGTCAGGACGGAACCCAGCCTTTTGCAGACAAGGACGTTGACGTGGTGGTAACAAATCCACCATTTGGTAGTGCTACCCCTAAGGAGTATGACGGCTATAAGATTTCTTCCTTGGAAGGACAGATGGCTATCAATGCCTTGGAGAGCATGAAGGACGATGGTCGTGCTGCCATCATTATAGGCGGCAAGACGGAATACGCCAAGAACGGAAGTCTGAATCCGAAGGATAAGGCTTTCCTTGGTTATCTCTATAGCCACTATAATGTGGAGGACGTGATTAATGTGGATGGTAGTCTCTATGCAAAGCAGGGAACTTCTTATCCTACACGTATTATATTAATAAACGGAAGACGCTTGGACGAGAATGCTTTTCCACCAGTGAAGGATAAGGCAAGAGCGGAGACCGTGAAAGATTATGACGAACTTTATAAACGAATTGAAGATGATATACTACGAGGTGAACGGATGGATTCTTCCATCGGAGGAGAAACAAGAAGTGCTCAACCAGAACTTGATAAACAAGGCTCTGCTGATACTCCTAAAGAGAGAGTACGAGCAGGAGAACGAGGAGGAAGCAAACCAAATGGTGAGCGAGAGCCTGACCTATTTGACTCCGCTACCGTATCAGGAACCCATGATGACTTGGAAAATCAACGAGGAACCGAGCCAAGACAAGATGGAGAACTTCCTAATGGAGATAGTAGAGCAGACGGAACAGGGACAGAGCCTTCTCCAAGCAAAGAACCAACCGCTGGAACCAATGAGCAGCGAGGAAATGGATCAGGAGGAGCTGGACGGAATGACGCTCAGCCAAGTACTGATGAATCTACCAACGCCGGGAGCGGAAGCGGACCACGGGGACAATTACAGCGGGTGGACAAATCCGTACGTGGACTAAGCACCGAGAAAGTTACTTACGCCCCTAAGAGTGAAAACCCATTCACTCTGAAAGCTGTTATGCCTGCCGATCAGCAGGAGGCGGTTAATAAGAATCTTGAAAAGTTGGGCGATGCCGACCAGTTCCTCGTTGACGAACTGGGCTATAATGATAAGGACGATTTGTATTCTCATCTTGCCGCAGAGCAGGTTGACTCTGTAGCCCTTGCCTTGCAGCAGGCAAAGAAGGGCAACGCCTTTATCATTGGAGATATGACTGGTATCGGTAAGGGAAGACAGGCTGCTTCGCTTATCAGATACGCCAAGAAGCAGGGTCAGGTTCCTGTGTATTTCACCAAGACAGCAGGATTGCTGAGTGATGTTTACCGTGACTTGGTGGATATTGGCAGCCCAGACCTAAGACCATTTGTATTCGGTAGTGCCAAGGAAGCTGCCATTACCGACTCAGACGGAAAAGTGGTATTTGCTTTGCCATCGAAGAGCGAGGTGAAGCGTGTGCTTGATTACATCGAAAAGAACGGCAAACTGCCAGACGAATACGATTATGTATTGACTACCTATAGCCAAGTAAGCAACGGAGTCTACGAGTTTGACGAGAATGGTGCCCGAAAAGAGAAGAAACTTGCGAAGGGTAAGAAATTCGGCGCTGCCGCTCTCAGCGGACAAAGAAGACGTGATGCCATCGAGAAACTGATGGATAACGCTTACCTTATCCTTGACGAAAGCCATACGGCTGGTGGCAATAGCGGTCAGGGCAACTATTTCCAACACATTATTCAGAAGGCAAAGAACGTTACCTTCTTCTCTGCTACCTTTGCCAAGCGACCAGACAATATGCCTATCTACGCTTTGCGTACTGCCATGAATGAGGGCGGAATGAAATCATCCGATTTAATTGATGCGGTGAAGCGTGGTGGCGCAACATTGCAGGAGATTATGAGCCAGACATTGACACAATGCGGTCAGATGATTCGCCGTGAGCGAGATATGACTGGCGTAACCATCGACTGGAAGGCGATTGATGATCCTGAGCGAGTGCAGGAGCAGCGAGAACAGTATGATAGTATCATCGGATTGTTTAATGATATTATCAATTTCCAAAAGAAATATGTTTCAAGTTACGTGGATGAGCGTAATGAGGAGCTGGCTGCCATTCAGTCTACCATTGGAATCAAAAAGGGAACGGCTGCCCTGGGAATTAAGAACCAGCCATTTGCCAGCAAGGCATTCAATACCGTTCAGCAGGTACTTCTCTCCTTGAAAGCGAAGTCTGCTGCAGAACGTGCCATCGACTATTTGAAGCAGGGCATGAAGCCTGTGATTGCGTTGAACAATACCAACGAATCTCAGACTGACAACCTTGCGCTTGGTGAGGAGATGGACGCACCAGACTTGGGTACATCTTTGAAGAAGGGTCTTGAAGGTACACTTCGCTATACCCAGAAGGATGCAAAGGATAATAGTGAAAGCGGATACATCAAGCTTTCGGATTTGGGTGATGAGGCTGTTGAGGCTTATCACGAACTGGAAAAGAAGATTGAGCAGACAAGTACAGGTCTTTCACTTTCCCCTATTGATGTTATCAAGAACGAGCTGCAGAAGGCTGGCTATAAGGTTGGTGAGCTGACCGGTAGACAGACCGAGTTTGTTTATAACGACAACGGAACTGTTACCAAAGTAAAACGTGCCGACACAGACAAGAAGAAACTGGCAAGAGAATTTAATGATGGTAAGATTGATGCGCTTATTCTCAACAAGAGTGCAGCAACTGGTATTTCCCTTCATGCTTCGAGCAAGTATAAGGACCAGAAGAAGCGTGTGATGATCGTGGCTCAGCAGCAGCTTGACGTGAATGATGAGGTTCAGATGCGTGGACGTATCGACCGAACAGGACAGGTTGCAAGAGGTGCATACGAATATGTTGTTTCTCTTATTCCTGCCGAGCAGCGATTATTAATGATGTTTAAGGCTAAGTTGAAGTCACTTGATGCCAACACTACCTCTTCGCAGAAGAGCAAGTTCAACGAAATGGAAGTTGCCGATATCACCAATAAATATGGTGATAAGGTGGTTAAGGAATACATGGCAGAGCATCTTGACCTTTACGCACGTATGGCTGATCCATTCGGATGGGAAAAGAGTAATGGCGATGATTTGTCCAGAATCGACCCACAGACTCTTGTTGCAAGCGGTGGCGGTGTTGGTGATGGCGAAGCTGGTGCCGACGCAAGCAAGTTACTTGGTAGAATGGCATTGCTAAAGGTTTCTGAGCAGGAGAAGATGTTGCTGGAGATAGGCGAGCTTTACGCTAACGAGATTCAACGCCTCAACGAAATGGGTGAGAACGACCTGGAGATTACCGAGCTGCCTTTGAAGGCTAAGACTCTCCACAAGGAAGTTTGGAAGCAGGGTGCAGAGCCGGGCGGCGATAATGCCTTTGCCGACAATACTTATATAGAAAAGGTGAACATGGCTATCTTGAAGAAGCCTATGAAGGCATCTGAGGTGAAGGCTGCGCAGGATGGTTTGACTGGCGGTAAGACTTGGGATGAGTACAAGACCGAGAAGAAGGCAGCCGTGAAGGAGTACTTCGACCAGAAGATTGCGGACGAGACTCAGAAGTATGAGGATCGTGCAGTGAAGGCTGCAACCAAGGCCAAGGAGAAGTATATCAAGGATGGCAAGAAGGGTCAGGAGAAATCGGGCATGAGCGATGAGCAGATTGAGAAGATGGCTGGCTATCAGTATGACAACATCTACAAGCAGGAGAAAGATAAGCTGAACGATGTGATGAAGAACCTGAAAGCCAAGGCTGAAATGTTTGAGCGTGTGCTTGATACCTTCGATACCAACCAGACTTTCGTTCTGCCTACAGATATGAATAACCCTAACGAGTTGAGCGGATTCGGCAATAGTTACGGTAGACTCATTGACATCAAGATTACTGATAACTACTCGCCTAACGCCTCTACGGTTTCATTCGCTACCTTGGATGGCAGAAGAAAGATTACTTTCCCTATTGCCGGCAAGGTGGGTTCTGGTGAAAACAAGGTGGATATTATCGGTTCTATCGACCGCATGACCAAGCAGGCTGCCGGTATGGGCGATAACCATATCAAGGTATTGGATCAAGACCTTAAGAATTGGGATAGACTGACCAGCAACGAGAGCCGCAAGGATGGTTATATCGTGACAGGTAATCTGATGCAGGCCTTGGTTGACAGTAAGGATCAGGGCTTGGGCGGTCAGTTGGTGAAGTACACTACTGATACTGGCGAGGTGAAGACTGGTATCTTGATGCCAGACCGATTCGACCCTAAGGGCTTGACTACGGATGCGCCTATCAACAGCGTGGCTGATAAGTTTGAACTTTCATCATGGCACGGAGGTATTGACGAGGTTACTTCATCGGATGGTGAAGTAAAGGTGAAGCGCATAGACAACTATCGTGGCTACTACTTCGAGCTTCGTGTACCAAAGAGCAAAGCGAAGGGCGGCAAGTACTTCATGGACGAAGATTTGCTGAAGCTGGTTGATGGCAACAATTTTGAAACCAGGGGAAACAATATGCTTGCTGAATTTAAGCCAGAGCAGTTGAAGCCAGTACTGGACCGACTCTCGAAGATGGGCGTGAAGGTGCAGGAGGAGCGCAAGACTTCTGAGGATGAAGGCACCCACTTCCGTGAGGAAGACCCTCAGGAGATAGAATTACCAAAGGATGAATATGCGGTATTGGCTCACACCATTGACTCTTCACATAAGAATTATAAGCGTGGAAAAGTTAATTATGAGTACACTTCTGATAATTTTTATGTATTCAAATACAATAAATACAATGATTATAACGTTTATCAGAAAATCCCTATTGATGGGAATGAAGAATTAATTAATTATATCAAAGATGGAATCAACAAAGAAACTATCAGAAATCCAAGAGATATTGATTCAGCTCTTGAAGCAGGTTGGAATGGACGAAACGGGCATTATTGGGACTCTACTTCTAATCAAGAAGGACGTGGAGGCTCAGTACGACCTGGCGAGGTATCTTCACTTCGGTCACGCCACGGAAGACCAAGTGCTGAACGTATGGGTGAAGAACTATCTGATAGCCCATCCTCAGCAGTCAACAACCACATCGAAAGAATAGCTCAGAAGACTGGCGGCAAGGTAAAGATGGTTTCATCGGTTGATGAAATCACCAACAAGGCAGCAAAGGCAGCTATTGAGGAAGGCAGAAATATTACTGGCTGGTATGATGAGAATACTGGCGAGGTGCATCTTTATATGCCAAATATCCACGACAGATATACTGCCGAGAAGACTATCTGGCATGAGGTTGTAGGACACAAGGGAATGAGAGAACTTTTCGGTGAAGAGCGATTCGAGAAGTTCCTTCGTGATGTATGGTACGACTTGGGTAAGCCAGAGAATGCGGCTTTGAAGAAGCTGGTGGATGAGGAGAGAAAGTTCAACCCTATGAATATCTACGATGCCATTGAGGAAGGTATCGCCCGACTCGCCGAGGATGGCAAGGGAGAAGCTGGATTCTGGAACAACATCAGAAACAAGGTTACTGATTTTCTGCATGAGATAGGCTATCGTATTGCCCCAAACACCAAGGACGTGAAATATCTCCTTTGGTTGAGCAAGAACTTGCAGAAGAATCCTAACGACCCATACTGGAAGATGAGAGCCGAGGCGGTGAAATACCGTCTCGACCATGAGGATATTCGGAGTGTGGTTTCCCGTGATGGCGTGTTCTACGAAAATGATGGCAAGGCTCGTTCTCTGGCAGACTTACCAAAGGCAGATTATCAGGAGGCTACAGACGGACAGATTCATTTCCGTACTACCCCAACTGCAGCTACTGCCCTTGACAGATACCACCGTTCGCTGGATGAGCACGGCTACATGGCTACAGAGAGTTATATGGACAATATGCTTTCCTTGAAGAAGCTGATGAATGCCATTGTGCCAGACAAGAAGATTGAGGATATAGCTTCTTCGGAAAATCCCTACATACTTCAGAACGTCATGCAGGGCGCGATGAGCGATGCGGCCAAGATGTTCGAGATAAACATCATGAGTCCTTTGGAGAAAGCTATGGCTGGAGTACTCGATGCCTTTGAAGGCAAAAAGACAAACGACAAGATAAGAAACTTCAATCTCTATATGATTACCAAGCACGGCTTGGAGCGAAACAGAGTGCTCTTTGTGCGTGATGCTGTGAGAAAGCTTCGTATGGATGACAGCACCAAGGCAGACGCAGAGAAGCTGCAGAGCGAATGGGGTGCCAAGAAGGAGGATTTGGGCAACCAGCTAAAGAGCGGAATCATCGACCTGAAACGTTACTACGAGAAGATGGACGAGTGGATACGCGATAATGTGAACAAGGACTACGAGGCTGGAGAACACGACTATTCGGGTATGCACGGTGTGCAGGACATCATAAGTATGAAAGATCCATACAATGACGGAGAGGCCATACAGAGTGTGATGGACTCAGAAGCAAAGATGGAATCGGTAAAGGCTGGCTCAGTAAGAGACTATTGGGATAAAGTAAGAGCGGCTACCAGATATTCGGTAGACTCAGACTATAATAACGGCATTATAGACAGAGACCTGCACGGACACGTATCGAAGATGTTTGACTGGTACGTTCCACTGAGAAACTATGACGAGACAACGGCTGAGGATGTATATGGTTATATCACAGAAATCGGAGACCCGAAGAACCGCATAGGAAGCACCCTTGCAAAGGCAAGAGGACACAAGTATCTTAGCGAGACCAACATACTGGCTCAGATAGGAGCCTTAGGCAACAGAGCTATCAAGAACGGAGGCGATAATGCTATTAAACAGGCCTTTGCGAGATTTGCGAGAAACCACTCTGGCAACAACCTTATCAAGGAGACGAGTGTATGGTATGTGAAAGACCCCACAACAGGAATTGTAGAGGAACGTTATCCAGACATTCCTGAGGGTGCTACAGCTGACGAGATTAATCAGATAGTATCGGACTTCGACACCGATATGGCTATGCTGAAAGCGCAAGGTCTTGCTACAAAGAAGTTTGACAGGGGGAATATTGGTTACCGTTTTGAACGTGCAAAAGACAAGTCGCAGCATATCGTGGACGTGATGATTGCAGGCAAGAAGCACAGCTTCGTTATCTTAGGTAACCCAAGAGCAGCGCAGGCTCTGAACGGAATGCTGGAGCACAAGAACGAGTCATTGGTAGGACGAACTACTGCCGCCATATCAAGATTCATGGCTCAAACCTGTACTTCATATAATCCAGAGTTCGTGATGCGTAATATGATACGAGATTTTGAGTTTGCTTCTACCAACTTGCTTGCCAAGGAAGGTATGGCATACACCAAGACTTTCGAAAAGTATTATGCGCAGGTAGGACTTATCGAGGGTATCAGAAACACTAAGCTGAGTGATTTTAAGAAAATGACAGGCTTCGGCTTGTTCTCTAAGTACAGAAACGGCACACTCGACACTTCCGATAAGATTCAGAGATACTTCAAGGAGTTCATGGAGAACGGCGGTGAGACTGGCTGGGTTCAGATAAAGAACATGAAAGACCTTACTGCCGAGTACAAACTTCATGTAAAGACAGAGAAGAACGGCAAGGCCAGGGTATCAAAGAATGTCTTTGATTTTATCTTCAAGAATTTGGAGAACGCCAACGAGGTTGCAGAGAACTTGGCTCGCTTTGCTACTTATTGCGCGAGCCGCGACGCTGGTCGTTCGACTGTTCGCTCTGCTTATGATGCCAAGGAGGTTTCTGTCAACTTTAACCGACATGGTTCGGGTAATGCCATCTATTCGTTCAAGAACGGAGAGATGAGTAATGCTAAGACTGCAAGAAAGAATGTCTATGGTTTCTTGGCTTCTTGGTTTAGAAACTCGTCAATGTTCTTTAATGCAGGAGTGCAGAGTACCAACCTCCTGATTAAGAACTTCAAGAACAACAAGGCTGGAACGATAGGCTATATCATGGCCGGTCCTATGATGAGTGGTATGGCTATGGCTCTTATCAACAATATGCTTATCGCCAGTGAGGATGAAAAGGACAGAAAGGGAGTGAAGGACCCATACGGAGAGCTGCCTGACTATATCAGAAGAAACAATCTCTGTATCTACGTAGGAGGTGGCGAGTTTATCACTATTCCGCTTGCTATTGAGGAAAGGGCTTTCTATGGTCTGGGTGACTTGGCGGCTGGTCTTACTTTCTCGAAGAATATAAGCGGGCAGAAGAACCCTGCACTGGATGCTGTAGGATGTATGTCTCAACTGGTTCCCGTGGCTGATTATCTTGGAAACGCCTCATTCGGTAAGAACCCTGGAGAGGAGACCATCAAAGCCATTGCTCCATCTGCAACTTCTCCTATCTTTGAATGGTTCTTTAACTCAGACTGGAAGGGTGCTCCTATCCATAGAGAGAATAAGTTTGACGAGAACCAGCCATCTTGGATGCTGGCCTACAAGGGTACACCAGAATGGCTCATCAACATCAACAAGAAAGCAAACGCATGGTCGAACGATGTAGCTCCTGGAAATGAGAACATGAAGGGAAACGATTTCCTTGATGCTGCGACAGATCCATCTTTGCTGCAGCACTTATATAGTAGTTATCTTGGAGGTGCTGCCACCTTTATGGAGAGAGTCGGAGGACTTGTTAAGAAAGGAAAGGACACAGAAACAAAGGATATTCCTTTTGTGCGCTCCCTGTTCTATACGCCAAGCGAGCAGACAAGCCTTCAAAGAACCAAGAGTAAGTGGTATAACTACTTGGATGAGACTGAAAAGATGATAGCGAATGCTAAACGCTTGAAGTCAAAGAAAGTTCCTTTGGATGAGCTGGTTAAGAATTATGGCGACTACTACAAGTTTAAGCAATCAAAGGGAGCTGAGAAGATGAATGTTATAGAAACGGCTACCAAGGAAATGAAGAAGTGGAAGGAACTACGCAACAAGTCGAACGATGCAGAGAGTATCAACTTTGCCAACCAGAATATTGATTATATTATGATGAGGGCAGTGAATGAACTCGACAAGTTGAACTAAAATAAGAAAGGAGTGGGCTTAATGCTCACTCCTTATTTTTCTCCTTTAGTTAATTTGATGGCATCTGACTCATAGAAACATCTATAACAGAAGCAATCAACGTAAGGCGTATATGTATAGTAGTGTACTTCGTTTACACTATATCCTTTTTTGATTAAAGGGCATGAGCTATTCGAATGAATGGTTTGCTTGTGATTAGGAAAATCCCTTTCTATGAAAACGTAATTGCCTAACTTAGTTGGCATAAAATAATATACAACAACAAGTACCATTCCAAAAAATAGCAAGGCTAACAAACGTACATGCTGTCTTCTTATTTTCGGAGCGAAGTGCATATCATACATTTCTTTTTTAGGAACTATTGCACCACTTGTTTTACCTACTGTACATACACGATACAATGATAGGCAGGATAAAATAAACAGGACCGCGAATATAATAACCGAAATAATTGTTTCCATATGCTATAAGTTTTATTTTTATGCAAAGGTAGCGAAAATAATGATAGGTTGTACCATATTTGGGGTGATTTCTTTGTAGTTTAGACTTTTACTAAATAAATGAGCATGAAATGGCTCAATATAAAATACTGATTAACAGTGGATTATAGGGAGAAAATTTTATTTTGAGCATAGTTAGGAAAGGGGTGAAGTTCTTTGTAACTTTGCACCAAGTTCAATAGTGAACGAAACGATTAATCTATCATTTATTATGTCAGAATCTAAGACATACATCTTTGGTGAAAACCAAAACGGAGGTTCAAACGGAATGCTTGGACTTCTTGCTCCTCTGCTCCAGAAGCAGGGTGTGGATCCAAATGTGCTTCTCGCCATGAAGGGCAACAATGGCTTCGGCGGTGAAGGCGGCTGGTTCATGTGGGTTATCTTCCTCTTCTTCCTTATGGGTTGGGGCGGTAATGGCTGGGGTGGCTTCGGCAACAATGGCCGTGGTGGTCTTGCTAACGAGATTAACAATGACTATGGTCGTAGTCTCCTGATGGATGCCATCGGTGGCAACCGCAATGCACTCAGCAACTTGGCTACTCAGTTGAACTGCACCGAAGGTCAGATTCAGAGTGCCATCTCTGCTTTGACTTCTCAGGTTCAGAATGTAGGTAATCAGGTAGGTATGAGCGGTATGCAGACCATCAACGCTTTGCAACAGGGTAATATGCAGATTGCTCAACAGATTGCCAACTGCTGCTGCGAGAACCGCCTGGCTATCTGTCAGCAGACTGGTACTTTACAGAATGCCATCAACAACGTGGCTGTAGGTCAGGAGCGTGCAGCTTCCTCTCTCGCTTATGCTACTCAGCAGCAGACTTGCGACTTGCATAATGCTATCAAGGAAAGTACACAGACTATCGTTGATGGTCAGAAGCAAGCCGAGTTCAGAGAAATGCAGAACAAGATTGATGCACTCCGTGAGGAGAACAGCACATTCAAGTCTTCTGCTATGACTTCTCAGATTATCGGTCAATCACTTGCGCCTGTAAATGCTGCTTTGGCTGGTTTGCAGAGTGAAGTCAACGCAATCAAATGCGCCCAGCCGAATACGGTGACTGTACCATATCAGCCATTCCAGGCCATTCCTAACTGCGTGGCTTATCAGTATGGTTTGAATGCTGCCAACAATGCAGGATTCTGGGGTTAAAGAAAGGAGGCCGCTATGTTATGGTTAAGACCTTACACATGGGTGAATCGTAATGGTTCGGCAGCTATCGCTTCTACTGGCGTGAAGGTGAATACTGCCGATGTGGTGTTCACCTTTAAAAACCACGCCTTCGTGAATGCCAACTACAGAGGAACGATTTTCGTGAACCTGATGCAGGCTATTCCGACAGGAACGACTGGTACGCTGCCTATCCTTTTCGAGACCAACGGATCAACACAGGCTGTAACCAAATTCAATGGTGAAGCATTGACGGTTGCAGACGTGCCTGGGACTGGAGTGGTTCAACTCTGGTTTGAGAGAGACACTAACACCCTTCAACTTATGACGGGTATTGTTTAACAAGAATAGATAATAGGAGATTACATTATGTTTCAAGGTTTAAGAACTAATTCCTTATTTTATGTACTCGACAAGGGCGAGAATCCTAACTTGCGAATCGGTCAGGTGGTTTCAGTAAGCAACCCTCAGACGAGATACCCATCCTTCAACAACGGCTTTACTCCTCAACCTATGGAGACTGTGGTGGACGTGAAGGTGAAGCTGAATGACGAGGAGGTGGATTTCAAGCAGTTGCCTGCCAATGGGCAGATAGCAAACGACAAGAATCTTGTCGTGAGCGACAGCAAGGATGCTATGAGTGCTGAGGTCGATGCAATGCTGAGACAATCCAAGGCGATACTGGAGAGTGTAGATTACCACAAGAGGGTCGTTGATTCTTGCGAGGGAATGCTACAGCAACTCAACCCCCAGATAGCCAAGGAGAAGGAACAGACCGAGAAAATCAACAAACTGGAAGGTAAGGTTTCAGGCATTGAGGGCAAGATTGACAAGATGATGGGATGGCTTCAGCAGACCATGAGCAAGTAATCTCCTACCTATTCATTTAAAATCTTATGATTATGGTAATGATTGAGATTAAAGAGGACAAGTTTGATGGCTTGTACGAAAACGTAGAGAAAGGCTTGCGTTACTTCGATAAGGCTATGAATTGCCTGAGCGAAATGAAACGTGACAGCCGTGGCAGATACGGAGAAAGAAGCCGTATGCCGGACTACAGAGGTCGTGGTAGAAGTGGCATGCGTGAATACGACGACTACGATGAAGAAATGCGTGACGGTCGTGAGCGCAGAGAGAAACGTGACTACCAAGACTGGGAGGAATAATAATAACTAACTATGTGGGTTTGGTCACGACATAAATGTCGGAGCCAGACCCATTTAAATTTTAGACGATTATGGCTACAAAATATAGAGAATCGCTTGATGCGTATGATTACAAACCGAAAGAAATGGTTGCATATCTGAGACACAACGGCTGGCACTTCAACAAGAAAATGTGCGAGTGGGCAGTGGCTCAGATGAAAAAGAACGGGAAACGCATTAAGGCAATGAGCAGCGAGAGTGTAGAAGAACTGCTGAGAAAACACGATGTTGAGTTAGAGAACAACATCGGCCATGATGCCTGTTATATTGCCAATATGTGTGTGGCAGACTTCTACGGGAGTTCTATAATGGATGAGAAATCTCTTGCCAAGTTTGTAAAAGACTATGTTGATGATGAAGATCAACAGGATGGTTTTATCTTCAATCGCTTCTATGCTGACTGCGCTCATAATGGGGTAGGTATTCCTTGGGATGAGATATTATGAGGGAACAGGAAATTTACTTAGAGCAGTATGACTGGACTATTCGTGTTTGTTATCATGCCGGCAGGAATGACGCAATGAGAATAAGAAAGCATCTTCGTGAGTTGGGCTGTCATGGCGTACCTCTCGAAGATGCTTGTAATCTTATGCTCAAAGGTGAGCTGAATAAAGGGCTTACCTACTCTAATATAGACAAAAGAAAAAGTGTTGTCGTTATAGGGGAAGCCTCATCGTACCCTGAGTGCATCAATAGTATCGGACATGAAATGCTTCATGTTGTTCAGCATATAGCAGGCTGTTTCCTCCTTGATATGTATGGAGAAGAAGTGTGCTATCTGCATGGGAAGCTGATGCAAGCGAGTATGGATGGGTTAAAATGAAAATACTAATTTTTCGGGATAACCCTTCGTTACATCATAAGCCTCAACGTCTTTTATTGAGGTAAGAGCCATCACTTCTGCCTTATGATGATGTGTTACGTTGTTTGTCTGCTTGGCATAGACTTCCAGATCTTTCAACATATACAAAGCGTTGTCAATATCCATTGTTTCACACTCTGTATCAAACCAGATGTCAACGGTCTTTTCTCCATCCTCTTTGAGTATGTTGGTGGAGTATGATAGACTTCTTCGTAAGTCACTTTTAAGCCAGCGTTCTTTACCATTCAAAGTAAAGGAATTTACTTTGGAAGAAGTGTCATACTGCTCAATCTCATATATCTTGTTTTGTTTAGCTGTATTCAACTTTTCTTCCTCCGTAGGTACAGGCTCTTGATATTCCTTGTATCCAGCCTGTCGCAGCATATCCTCTGTTGGGTTACACACCACGCATCCGTTTAACTCTATGGTGTCGGATGCAAAGACACCATTCTTAATCCATCTTTTCATAATTTAATTCTTTATTTGTCCTTACCTAAAAAGTCAACTCCAGAACATGAACGCCAAAACTTCTTGTTCACCTTGTCATACAAGCCATAGATATCATTCTTCTTAGCTGGCACGAAGTCTCTTTCCAATATGCCGTTGTTCCAACACTGAATGCCATAGATATAGAGTTTTGCTCGATTATAACAGTCTGTGGCGGATTTTGTGAATAACTTTAACGGAGTAGTGCAAGGTTGTGTACGCAGACTCAATTGTTTCTTTGTAAAGACATTATCTTTGTAGTATCCAAATGAATCTTTACTCATATATAAAAGCAGAGGAGTTTGTGTATCCATATAGTCTTTTATATATATACTTTTTATCTCACCACCAGCACGAAATGCCTTATTATTCCATAAATATAGTGTATTCAACTCATTAGGCAAGTCTCCGTTATTAATAGAGAAAATTATATTATTTTCTCCTATAGAATAAAAAATTATATTATTCAAACCATCTTTATATAATGCATCCTTTACGTGGAAATACATTTCAATCTTCGTATCTATTAGTGGAATCCAGTCCGTTAAGATAAACTGCTTGCCGTTAGTCATTATATACTCTACATTCATATCAACAGGGAACTTCATTCTTCTCCTATTTGTTCTCATACGCTCCCCTCCATCCAATTTCCCAAGTCTGCACAAGCCCATAGTACTTGCCGCCTGTATATCTGATATTAAATTCGTAATGCGTGTTAGCCTCCACCGATGGTGTTTCTGCCCAAATTACGTTTGATGGAAAAGTTACTGTCGGTGCAGTAACTCCTGTGTCAAAGCTACCTTGATATTCGTTGGTTATTGTAGTATCTGTTGGAGGTGCTAATACAAGAGTGAGAGATTCTCCAATAGCTATATTATAAACCTTATTTGGTTCAAGTGTAACAGTATCACCACTTACGGGAATTTCTATGTTAGGTAACTTAACTAAGTCGGTATATTTATTAACCTCTACCATAGCTACTTCCTTGGAGCTTTCTACTACTTTGTCCTGCAAAGCTTTTAGCTGCTCTGGGGTAAAGTCGTCATAGGTAAAAGATTCTCCCTTATCACCAATATCTCCCTTTTCGCCTTTTATATTCTTAAAGTTGAAAGAAAGTTTTTGTTTGTTGTTTTCTACAGATTGATTTATCTCTACAGAAGGAGTTCCTACAGCATTATCTACACTTCCCTCAGCAGTAATATTGAGGTCTAATGTTTTTTTTGCTCCAGTTCTATCTGTTACCTCAAAGATATTTCCTTCCGTGATAGATGCATTGACTTTCTCTGCGCCAGTAGTAGCTTTGTTTGTGTTATTGGCAGCGGTATTAGCAGCGTTGATGGATGCAGTAAGGGCATTGAGGTCTATCTTGTCAAGTTTACCCTTGTCGGAAGGTGACATAAAGCCAGCGCTACCAGGAGATATAAAAGGTTTGTCTCTTTCGTCACTTGACTCGGAATTAGAACGTGATGCGTTTGTTGGTGCTGTGGCTTTAGGGACAACAAGATATTGGTGTGAACCATCGGCAAACCCAATTCTGATAGCTGTTTCAGATGGTTGATCATAATCGCCATCCCATGCATCATTCCAAACTGGATCGTAAAATTTCAACTTAGCCACAGCCCCAGCCTTTTTGACATACTCTTGAAGGTCGAAAGTAGGAACGAAGTCACCAAGTTTCTCCCATTTTGTTGCATCAACATCTCCAGCTAAATCGCCTGCGTCTGTCAGGTCACCTGTGTAGATGTATTCTGCGTATTTATTGTTATCGCCATCCTTGTTGCCCTTGAGGATATAGATATGCTTTTTGATATTGCGAATATCAGTAGGGAGTTCTGTTACAACCTCAAAGAAGGTAGTGTCAAGGTTGCCCAACTGAGAGAGAGGGACATTACCGCCAGCATCAAGTGAGGCAATACCATTCGCTTTGCCTTTTGTGTTTGTAATTCCTTTCGCTGCTGCGTTTATCTTATCTCTGATACCAGAAAGAACCAATGCAAGTCCCTCTGCGTCAAGATAACTGTTATATGTTTCGTTACTCATATTTATAACTATTTAGATTAACCAAATGCTACTAAAAAACACTGCTGAATTTCACCGCTATTCAAAGGCTTGGCTACTCCTCCATTGTTATTAAGGAGACCAAGCTTTGAACGGTCGTGGGTTTTGAAGCCTGCTGCCTCTACATTACCATAGAAAGAAGTGTCTCTCCAAATAGTTACCCATTGGGGAACAGATACACCTTGATCTTCGTCGTCATTAGCACCTATTGTAACTTCAGCATTTCTTAGATTAATAAAAACAGGAGAACTACTATTAGACTCAATACTATTGACTCTATCTATGCTATTACCACCCATATCAAGAGTATTCTTCATGCTGTTGCCTCCATCCAGCCTGAGATACTCATCTTTGAGTTTGTCCCAAACAGCCTGAGCAATCTTTTCGATAGTAATGGCATTGTTCTCAATTTCATTAGAGCCAACAGCACCATCCTGGATATTGACTCTTTCTACAGCTCCATTTCCAAGGATGCTTGAAGTAACTGCATGTTCTGCTAATTTACTCTCTGTGACTGCTTCATCATGGAGCTTTTCGGTTGTTACGGAATCGTTCGCTATCTCGTCAGTGCCAACAGCGCCGTCCTGGATATTATCTCTCAGAACCGCACCTGTTCCAAGTTTTTCGGAAGTAACAGCTTCGTCCGCTAACTTTTCGGTTGTTACAGATCTGTCCTCGTAATCTTCCGTTTTCATTTGAGGAACTTTCGTTCCTAACCTAATATCTTCTCTAAATGTAGGCATAACAAATTTCTTTTGGTTGAGTTGATGTAAATATCTTAATTTTGAATTGAGAGGATGGTATGCGGATTCTGAAACAGAAAGATTTATTATCCTTGTGTCTCTTTATCGGAACTCGATACCATTTATCATCACCGCAATTTTGCCTGATAACAACCTTTCCCGGGTTAACAAGATTGATTGTTAAGTACACATTGCGATGCACGCTTAGTTCTTCGGAAACCCAAGCATTTTCTTCGTTGCTATATGAAGTAGCTACCTTTTCCATCTTATTTAGTTTGGTTAGCACCCAGTTGCTGAAGAGCAATAGAATACATTTGATTAGCCTTAGAATCATCATAGGCAGAAAGAAGTAAGAAGGCAAGATAGTAGATGAAAGCACCACGGAAGTTGTCGGAGATTTCGACAGAATCGTCCTCCTCGCCACTGCCATTTGTTACGTCTGTAGGCACGCCTACATAAGATACGGAAATCGTTCCATCGGAAGGCATAGGCTGCACCAAGACCTGCAGTGGCTTGACGCGCATGATGGCAGCTTGTGGCCGGTCGACGGTTCCCTTGGAAGTGTCATCAAACATCATCAGTGCCTCGTCAGAAGTGTCCTCTACTGGAATGACAGCCTTGTGCCACCCTTTGCCACGTACACGATTGATATTGAACACAGAGACAGACGAAGGCATTGTGATAACGCCAATATCCTCGTGACCATCAAAGGAAGTTACCGTCATAGTAGCGGTTGTAGATGCCACATCGGAAGAAGCATTCTTCTGTGTAGAAGAAGATGAGGAAAGTACCGAAGAAGCGGAAGCAGTAATAGCAATCCAATGTAATGCGTCCGGAATCTTGGCGCGGATGATATTCTCCATGTACACGTCATCTTTATCGTCTGCGATATAAGATGTACCAGAAGTTTCCTCGTCAATACACCATCGGACCTGTCTTATGATTTCATCTACTTTCATTATACCTTATTTATATATAGCGGATTATGGCTCGAAGTCGGGGAAGATAATGTTGTACTTTGACGCCTGTTTCATGGCATTAGCCAAAGTGCGGTAATCTTTATCAAAGCGCTTGTTGACATACTCGATAACGTCTGCAGTAGAAACAACACCCATTACCCGTTCCTTCTCAGGCTCAGCCTCATCGGTGTCTTTTGCGGAAGTCTCCGCTTTTTCAGGAACGGCATCGTGCGCCTGCCCAGCTTCTTGCTTCTCTTTATCAAGAGCAGCCTGCTCGCACGGGTATTCCTCCTCGGAGTGCTCGAGAATGATGGTGTTGTTAAGAAAAAGAGGGTTGGACTCCAGGAGATCCTGGCAGTATCTGTTGCGAAGTGTCAGTGACGGATACTTGTTGATAACCACATTGCCGTTAGTGAAGTTGTATCGTACCTTGTTGCCCTGCTTTCCTTCAAGCAGATAACTTACATTATTATTGCTGACTCTCGCCTTGTATGTTTTAATCATATTTCTTTAGAATTTAAAAGGGGGCGAGGCTTACCGCACCCGCCCCCAGAATGAGTAAATATATGTTGGTTGAAATGAAAAAGAGCTCACGTTACGCAGCTACGTCCTGACCTGCGTATACAGACCAAGCTGAACCATCGTAGTAATAGACAGTACCAGCCTCGTAGGTTGTCTCCCCATTGACATAATCCTTAGTAAGAGCCACCTTCATACCCTTTGCAGGAGTAGCAGGAAGCTTAGCAGCAGAGATGATTGCGCCCAAAGACTCGGTAGCAATCTTGTTGATCTTGCTTGCAGGGCCGACAAGGATAGAGTTATAACCACGGAGAGCAACAGAGTCTGCCTCTTGGTGAATCCATCGCTTTGCGTCACGGACCTCGCCGCCACCCTTGGACATATCGTTGGTCTGCTCGCGCTTACCAATCTTGACGTAACGACGTGAAGCCTTAGGGTCGAAGATGACCATGAAGTCAGACATGCCCATAAGGTCGAGTGTCTGAGCCCAGATAAAGTCGAGAGATCCGAATGTGTCCTTGAATCGCTTGAACGACAAATCGAACTCATTGTGGTTGATGAAGTCGTTCTGATGGCTGCCCTCAAGCTTGATATTCTCAAGTCTCTCGATGGCATTCTTGCCGCAGAAAGCAAAGCAGCGGTCATTCTCAGAGAACTCTGTGAACTGCAACTTTGAGATAGCAATCAGGTCGGAGAGAGTGTACTCGTCACCAATGGCGTAAGTGTTGGTAAGCTGATTGATGATGCCCTCAGAGGTGTATACATCTTCAATCTGGCCATCGCCAGTCTCAGCCTTGAAACGAGACTTAATGCCCATCAGGTACGTGCGCTCAGCACGGAGATTGTACTTGATGATAGCATCGGTCTTGAGGTCTGCCACCGTGATAGGCTGCTCCTTCTTTACCTTTTCGTAGTCGTCAGTAAAGACGATGTTGAGCAACTTCTTCTGTACATAGACAGACTTCTCGCGAGGCTGGAAGTTCTCTGGGGTAATGGTAAGCTGAGACTCGGAAGCCGCAGAAGAAGCAGCGAGCAGAGTAGTGCCTACCGGAATTTCAGGACAAGTCATGTTATCGAGATTTTCGCGCGTATCCCCCTCGTTCTTAGGAATACCATTAACGGCCTGCATGACAGCCTTCTTGCCGTTAGCCTCAATGACGTAGAGCATGAGTGTGCCCTCGGTCTTAGTCTTAGAACCCTCCTTGTAACCAGGAACACCCGACACGATGACAGTGGTACCCTTGTAGAAAGGACGGATAGATCCGGAGAAGTTGGTAGAGTTGATTTCTACTGTATCGCCAGCTACAATCTTCTGAGTAACCTGACCATCAAGAGTCTCGCCACCCACACGCTGGTGAGAGACAGACCAGTTCTTGATATTGACGGTCTTTGCCATCCGGCGAACGATAGAGAGGATAGGAGTCTTGAAAGGATAGAACTTGACAATCTCGGAGTCCCACTCCTTGTCGAGCAGACCACCCTCGCGAAGCTGAGTGGATGAAGCCTGAGATCCTGTTAGGTCCTGTCCATCCTTCTTACCGCCTGGACTCAAACGGTCGTTAGTATCAGGATTGACTGGCTCTTTCGCCTCAACCGTTTCCTTAGATGCGGGTTCAACGCCCTCGTTGCCAATCTGTGGCTCAACATTGTCGGCCAAAGCGAGAACGCCACCACCCGTTGCAACTGCGAGTAACATCAGCACCATCTTTAAGACGGACTGAAAGGAAAAATAATTCATTACTTTCTTCATGTTATATACTATTTAAAAATTGTTATCGGTTAATTGCTTCTGATGCCATCGAAGAAACTCTCTCGCTTTATGGCCTTAGCAGGCTCGTTTCCGCTTCCGGAATTGGTAAGAGAAGGAGGCATACCTCCCTCTGTCTTAGAGGAGCGCACCTTGTTCTGGATCTTCTCGTTACGAGCCTGCATGGCAGCTTCCTCGCGAGCCGAAGAAATGTCGGCATCGTAGCTGTATGCGTTCTTAAAGAGCTTCCATGTTTCGGCAGAGATATTGCCATCTTCGGCATCCTGTATAACGCCAAACACTTTGCCCCACAGGTCGTTAGTTTCCTCGTCAGAGAGTCCTAATCCCTGTAACGTTTCGTAAGACTTTCGGAGATTGTCATCGAGCTGCTGCGAGTGCTTCTCCTGTTCGGCTACCTTTTCCTGAAACTTGGTAATCTGAGTAGCCACCTTCTTTCCCAGCTCCTCATCTTCGAGTGCCGCCTTGATGTCGATACCCTGCGAAGCCATCCACTCGAAAGGATGCATATTCTTCCGTGTAGAGTCGAGCACCATAGCCGCCAGCCACTTGTTGCTGTCGAGCATCTTTGAGAGAGCCTTTCCGCTGTCCTCGTACTTGGAGAGCATATCGGCATCGTCGTTCATGGCGCCATAGCGAGCCTCCTTGTCCTCGAAGTCGATGTCGGAATGACGCTTAGAGAAACGCTTGGAGAAGGCCGTGCGGTTAGGGCGCTCGTCCTCAGCAGGAGCATCGTGTTCCGTGTCGGCAGAAGTGGCTTTTGCCGCCTCTTCAGCTTCCATCATTTTAGCTTGTTCTTCCTTTGTCATTTTTAAAAATAATTATGTAAATAATATTTCTGCAAATATCACGAAAAAACAGGCTTGGTTTTCCGTTAGTAACCAAGGGTAATCGTACAGGGGGAACAATGGGCAAAGAGAGGATATACATTTCTTATTTTTGCGCTAAAACAACAAGAATCTGTATATAAAAATGACAAAAGCAAGGATATTGACTCTTAGCAGGGTAATGCCTGGAAAGAAACTGTACAGTTCGGTAATCAACCGGGCATCGAGGCAAGCGCATGGTAACGACATGGAGCTATTGCAGCGATGCAGGAGCGCATGGAACAGCCTGAGTGGGGTAAGAGAGACGAGGGCGAGAACCATGAGATACTGCATGGGAGACCAATGGGGAGATACCATCAAGGTGTGGGATCACGGCTCCTACGTCTACATGACTGAACGGGAGTATATGGAGCGAAAGAACACTACGCCAATGAGCAATAACGTGATGGCGAGCATACTGGAGTCTATAGGCGGCCTCTATGCCAAGCAAGGAACGGAACCCGTATGCTTTGCCAGGGACAACGACTCAAGAGCTATCAACGACATGATGAGCGCGACCCTGCAATGCAACTGGCAGTCAACGTATATGCAAGACCTGTTGAATCACGCCATCAAGGACTATGTGATAGGCGGCCAAATGTACGCAAGAGAGGGGTGGGAGTCGAAGCAGCTCGAACTTCCTGACGCGTGGACGGAGCTTATGGAGCCTGACTTTATGTTTTTCGAGTGCGGCAGCGACCCGAGACATGAGGACATCAGCCTGATAGGTTGCCTGCATGACGTGAGCAGAGAAGATTTGTACCAGAAATTTGCGCGACCGGAGTTTGGACTGACGATAGATGACCTTGACAGCATCTTTTCCATACAAGACGTGAGCGATGACGGAGTGGGGTATGAGTTCAACGAGGAGAAGAACCTTGGCAACATAAGCTTTGACCACACCAATAAGTCGAACCACTACGTGAGAGTGATAGAGGTATGGACTACCGAGACCAAGATGCGCCTACAATGCTTTGACCCTATAGCCACGAATGCCAACAACTCGTACTTCAAGGTGGATATGGACGATACGGCCATGATAGAGAAGCTGAGATCGGACAATATTAAGCGCAAGAAAATGTATGACGATAGGGGTGTGCCAGAAGACGAGAGAGCCTACATCGTATCGGAAGAAGTAGCTGACAAATACTGGTACTACACCTATATGGCACCAGACGGAACCGTGCTGTGCAAGGGGGAAACCCCATACGATTATAAGAGCCATCCGTTTACAATCAAGCTATTCCCGTATCTCAACGGCAAGATACACCCATTCTTGGCGAACGTGATAGACCAGCAGAGATACATCAACCGCCTGATAGTAATGAACGACATGGCGATAAGAAGCAGCTCGAAGGGTGTGTGGATGATACCAACCACCGTGCTTGGCGGCAAGAGTCCGGCAGAGTTTGCCGAAGAGATAGTGGAGTATGACGGACTGTGTTTCTATACACCAAGGCCCAATATGCCACAAGTGAAGCCTGACATCATCACCTCGAATGCGGTGAATATTGGCACCAACGAGTTGCTGCAGATAGAGCTGAACCTGATACACGAAGTGTCGAACGTGAGCGGAGCGCTGCAGGGCAAAACGCCATCGGCAGGAACATCTGCATCGAGATATGCCCAGGAGACACAGAACGCCACCACCTCGCTGTACTCAATTCTATCGGATATGGACGTGTTCGCAGAGAAGCTCGCCACCAAGAAGTGTATGACCATACAGCAGTACTACGAGAACGGCAGAAAGATACTGAACAAAGACAACAACAGCACCATATTCTACGACCGATATACGGCAAGAGACGTACACTTCAAGACAAGCATCAAGAATGCAGCCGCCTCTACCACATATCAGTCTCAGATAAACGACAGACTTGACCAGTTGCTGCAAATGGGTGCTATCAACGTGGTGCAGTATCTGCAGAACATCAATGCTCCATTTGCAGACAAGCTGCTTGCGAGTGTTCAGGAGCAGCAGGCACATCTTGAGCAGATGTATCAGCAGCAACAGCAATTAGCAATAGCACAAGGCGGTGGACAGATAGAGAACGGAGTGGTGCAGGGGGCCAACCAGGAAACGGTGAACCAAGCACAAGAGTATTTACAATCAGCATAAAGCGATATGGCAGAAGAGACAAAATTGATAACCATCAGCATGGAATCCATCGAAAGCGATGTGATGAAGCAGGTTTCTGTTATCGCAAAGAGGCAGAAAGACAAGGCAGGCGATTCTCTGTTTGGAAACACGACTTTATCGGCAGTAGAGAAAGTTGTGATAAGGCAATACATAGAATCTGCAGTTCGCAGTTTTGCGGGCGAACTGGCACCAGTCGTAAAAACATATATTGACTCTTCTCTTCCTGCATCAGTCACTTTCAATGTTATCAGACTAAACGAAGGACACAAGAATGCTTTCGAGAGTTGCTTTAGGGGATACGTGAGAGCATATACAACCTATATGGTGTTGACTTTGAGCGGTACAGAGCAAGCCAAAGTTTATTCGGATGAAGCAAATATGCTTCTGAAAGATGCAATAAAACTTGTGTTCGACAAAGAGGCTCCTTCGGCTGGAGCTAAAACGCTGAAAGATATGACAGGCTCCATAGAGAGTGATCCACAGTTAGAAACCATTAAATAAGGAAAGATATGATATTAAAATTTCAGATTATCAAATCGGTAGTAGTTGACGAGGTAAAGAGGGCAACCTACCTAAAGGCCAAGATAGATGGCGCTACAGACGACAGAGCCATCAAGATGAGTTTTAACGAAGCTGCTGGTGACGAAGCGGTTCACGAAAACACTTTAACACACGATTTCCAATCAGCATTGGAGATTACAAAGGTTATACTGGCAGACTATTTGGCTCCAAACGCTCAGACATCAGGCGATAACGTTATCTACTACAACGATAAGGATGACGATATAGTAGAGTTTGTTATAGTCGTATCTCGCAGGTGTAACGGAACACTCTCTGATACTTTGGCAAGATTAGTGGCAAAGTATGTGGAAGACTATATGATATATCAGTGGTGGTTAAAAACTACCAACCTTAAACAGGCTGAACCTTACTTGCAGTCATTGACATTTGACGAGCAGAACATTCGCAGATGCTTTGTGCTGAGCGGTCCGTCCGTTCCAACCATACCATACACCAAGACGCTGACAGCAAAGGTGGATGGAAGCGACAACGGAGGCGGTGTGACTATTGAACTTGGCAATAAGGAAACTACCCTATCCTATTCTATTGACGATAGCGCAATAGACGATATTGAAGCCAGAAGCAGCGACCCCAGCATTATTGAAGTACAAAGAAGTGTTGAGCCTCATGCTTTCTGTCTCGTGCCTATAAATACAGGTGTGACAACCGTAACCATTTTCTCCCGTCATAGCGACAATCTAAAGAGGGAAGTAGAGATAACCGTAACAAAGGAGGAGTAATATGGAATTCAATACATTACACCCCATGCACCATGACCGGGAAAGGGGATGGGAGGCAACGCCCAACCCCTTTGCACCGAAGCAGCCTATGGCGACCCGCTACCACACAGACAAGCATATCTTTGTGTATGCCAACCAGCTTTGGTACGACATAGATGCGACGACAAACCTGCTGAGTAGAAGCCGCAGAAGCATCAACGATGCGCAGGCAGACACCCTGCCGACAAGTGAGAATGACCATGAGCGGCCTTTGTTCTACCGATGGTTTGACAAGTACATGAAGAAGGCAGAAGGATTGCTGAGCGCCTATCTGATGAAAAAGGAGGGGGTGGTAAGAGACAATGCTATCAAGGAGTGGGACGAACAGGAGATATGGCTAAGGATGCCAGACTACTGGGATGATACGAGGTATGACTCCTTGGTGCAGGCCATACATAACTATATATCGGCAGGGGCGCTGTATGAATATTTCAAACTGACATTGACGAGCAAGGATCCGCTGACGGCAGACAAGGCTGCAGAGGTAGAAGATGCAGAATTAGACATACTGGACGCATCGAATGCTACGAAACCCGGCAGTGTGCATAAACCCTATAAACCATTTTAGAGAACATGGAGGACTACAGCGATATAAAGACGGTGAGGGAGGTGATGGCAGAGAAACGAGAGAAAGCCAAGCGTATACTGCCCGCCACGAAGAGCGCCCAAAAGGAGTTCTTGAGAGACTTCCTTGCCCGTCATCAAGAGAAGTTTGAGGACTGCATGAACCAGTTGGCCGAGTATGATCCAAAGACATACGCAACCATATACAAAGACCTGATGAAGCACATGATACCCAAGCAGAGCGAGGTGAGTGTGACGCACGGACTGGACGAGGACTTTAAACAGCTGGCAGCGCTGAGTATGACCAAAGTGGGAGAGAATAATGAGATAGACGTGTCGAAGGTGCCCGAGATAAAGGACGCTGACTTTGAGGAACTACAATCATTAGCAGATGGCGATAGTTAAAGAGGCAGAGATAGACGAACTTGTAAAGGAGAACAGACGGAGATATGAAGAAATCTACGGCACGTATGACCCATGGACTGGTGAGAACTGCTATGACTTTGAGCATAGGGAGGTGCTGGAGCTTTCGGATTTCATGATCAAGAAGATGTGGGTTCCGAAGGAGTGTATGCGCACATTGCTGTACAGGCAGCTGAGGCAGTTGGGAAGCCTGAGAGAATTTATTATCCGTGTGTGGAGGCGAGACTATGATGAAGGCAGCAGATATACCAAGCAGCTCATCATGATACTGACCTTTGAGATTATGAAGGTGAGGTTTCGTGAGGACCCAGAGTTCGCTCTATACGCGACAGACAAGATAGAGGACAAGATAACGGGAAACATGGTGCCCTTCAAGCTGAACTATCCACAGCGAAAGCTGCTGAAAATATTCGAAGATTTGCGCACCAGCGGAGCAGCCATCAGGGTGGTAATTCTGAAAGCAAGACAATGGGGCGGTTCGACCCTGACGCAGCTATACATCAAGTGGATACAAGACTACAGAAGGGACGGATGGAATGCTATTGTGCTGGCTCAACAGAAGAATACGGCCAAGAAGATAAAGGCTATGTACAGAAAGGCTTTGGAGAACCAGCCTGGATGGACGGTGGGTTGTCCCGGCGCAAAACTGCAATTCTCGCCCTACGAGAACTCTCCCGATGACTTTCAGGTGACGGATGGAATGAGGGCTATCAGAAGAAGCACGCTGACTGTGGCATCATTTGAAAACTTCGACTCTGTTCGCGGAAGCAACTTCCACTGTGCACACTACTCGGAGGTGGCATACTGGAAGAAAACGCCTGAGCATGACCCGGAAGGTGTGATTTCGTCTATCTCGGGAGGTATCAGAAACCAAGAGGACAACCTCGAGGTATTCGAGAGTACAGGAAAAGGAAACTCGGGCTTCTTCTATGACAAGTGTCAGCTCGCCATGAACCCCGACAATAATGATGCCTACTCGTTTATATTTATCCCCTGCTACTTCATAGAGCACGACATGGAGGAGGTAAAGGATGAGCGGGCTTTTGCGAGATGGCTGCTGCAGAATAGAGACAGAAACACCAACCCAAGAGGATACAGAGAGACAGGTAAGTTCTTCTGGCGAATGTGGGAGAAGGGTGCCTGTATGCAGGCCATAGAGTGGTACAGAAACTTCCGCAACAAGTTCACCACGCACTCCTTCTGCGCTACTGAGGCTCCAATAGACGAGGAGGATGCCTTTAGAAACTCAGGTAACCTCGTATTCAATCCATACAGCATAGACGACCTGCAGAAGCGCTACAAGAAAGACCCGATGTACACGGCAGACATCGTGGTAGACGGAAACAAGAACGACAGCACTATACAGAAATCATCTATCAGTATAAGGAATGACGGGACAGGATGCTTGAAGATATGGGCTGCGCCCAACAAGCTGAAGGTGGAGAACAGATATGTGGTGAGTGTGGATATCGGCGGTAAGTCATCAACATCAGACTACACGGTGATGACAGTGATAGACCGTTTCGGCATGATACCTACGATAAAAGGCAAGCCTGAGGTGGTGGCGAGATGGAGGGGGCACGAGAGGCATGACCGCATAGCATGGATGGCGGCAGCGCTGGCCCACTTCTATGACGATGCGCTACTGGTGATAGAAAGCAACACGGCAGACCGCGAGAAGAACAACAACACAGAGGGCGATCACTTTGGAAGTATCATCAACGAGATAGCCTTCTATTACGACAACCTGTATCAGAGAACGTCAAGCCCAGAGGACGTGAAGGATAACGTGCTCGCGAAGTACGGATTTCAAACGAACAAGCTAACGAAAGGCTGGGTGATAGACAACCTGGAGCAGTATGTGGACGATATGCTGTGGAAGGAACCAGACAGAGAGATGTATCACGAATTGAGGATATATGAGCGGCACGACAACGGAAGCCTTGGCAACATTGTAGGTAACGGCAACCATGACGATGTGCTGATGAGTACGGCAATAGGCTTATGGGTGAGTGCCAACGACATGGAGAAACCAAGGTGGGCACCTAAGAAGAGCGACACGCCAAAGGGAGACCGCGTACACTCGATGGCAAAATTCTAAAACGAAAGACTATTATGGAAAGGAATACAGAAAGAAAAGTGCTGAGTTTCGGCAAAGGCATGACCAACGTGCCCAGTGATCTGATGAGTGAGGACAACGAGCTGGAGGTCTGTGACGGGTTTATCTACAGAGACGGAGAGCTGAAGCCTGTTCAGAAACCAGTGAAAATCGGCCAAACATCATATACAATCATGTATGTGCACAAGATGGCAGATCACAAAAACCTTATCGGAAAGTTGGAGCATACGCAGTCTATCATCTGCTACAAAATGACGGATGACGGGATAGACAAGGATAGCGGCCAGACGTTTAGTATAGGAGAACCTTCTGAGATAACGAGTGTGGGCAATACATTGATATGTGTTACAGAGAACGGCATACATTACCTGTTATTCAAAGGTACGAAGTATGTAGACCTGGGAACAGAACTCCCCAAGCCAAAGGTGGAATTCAGTACGTTTGCCACCGACCTGATGGTAGGCAGCGGCAAGGTAACTCCTCTCGATATAAGAGAGTTCTGTGAAACAAGCAAGAAAAAAGCCTACTACGACGACTCTGGAAGCCTGACCAGCGTAACGACCAGTAAAACCTCCACCTACTGGACTTATAAGCCAGTAAACGATGTAAACAAGATAAAAGCATTCCAAACAGCCGTACAGGGTCATGTTGCGTCTGTAATAAAGGAGGCAAAAGAAATAAACGAGTTCTGCTTCCCATTCTTTGTAAGATATGCTCTAAAACTGCACGATGGTTCTTATGCAAGAATCAGCAATCCTATTCTTGTATGTCCGACAATCAACAGAAACTTCAAAATAGCACCATACCGTCTCCGTGGGGAAGTATATGAAGAAGCTGTTAACGGGCAGACATTAGACTTAGAGAACGTTAATAGTAGTGCAGCTATTTTTTTTATATACTCCATCGGACATAGTGACCTATACTACAAAGCCTCTATAGAGGGTGCTGACAACTGGAAAGACATTGTGAAAGAGATTGTAGTGTTTGCTTCCGATGAAGTAAGGCCTTTTGATATAGATGGAGATTTCGAGTTTAAAGAGCCGTTAGAAATGGATGGCTACTGCTATATGAACCAAGTTTCTGGCAAACGGGAAGGTTTAGGCGGTGGAATAGATTTCACTGTTGACTTCAATCATAGTTACGAGTTTACCTATGATAAATACAAGGCACGTTCGGTTATCATGCCAAAGCATGTAAAGTCGGACAGGGAGATTATAGATGAGTTGATGAGCAAGACGCAGTTTTACAAACTCTTTGCGATAAAGACAGATGAGGCGAATGGTAAACTTGAATATGCTCCTATAGCCAAACATGTGGTAGAAACGCTGACGGAGCAAGAGCAGCTAAAGACGGATGATTATTACGGATGGGCAACTATGGTGGCGAAGAAAGTGTACCCATACAATAACCGTCTGAATATGACAGGTGTGAAGAGAAAACCATTCAGCGGTTTCAGCGACTTTATACCTATCACAACAGGAGAGAAACCTGGAATGTCGGGCGTTATCCAGCCTTCCCATGATGCGCAGGAATACGAAATATACACACATATAGTAGCTAACAGCATGGACGCATGGGTGAAAGCAGACGGGTATTACACGGCCTTGCCTGAGATGATAAGCAGCTGGATATACTACCCAGACCCTAATGCAACAGAAATGCTGATTATAGACAAGGACACTGGGAGCGCAGCCCACATAAAACTGAAAGTACACCCAAGGCTGAACGGAGCATACTGCTTTGACAAACTGCCATTCCCGAGAATAACGTATGACGGATTTGAAGATAACAATGCAAGGCCGGTGGTGGATCCGAATGCCCACGAGACGCTGGACTCAAATATCTACACTTCTGTGGTGAACAACCCATTCCTATTTGAAGCGAGTGGAGATAACACCGTAGGAACGGGAAGCATACTTGGGATCATAGCGAACACAGAGGCTATCAGTCAGGGCCAGTTCGGTCAATATCCACTGATGGTATTCACATCAGAAGGTATATACGCCATGAGCGTGACAAACGAAGGAATGTACGGCAGTATACACCCCATATCGAGAGAAGTATGCCTTGAGAACTCTCCACTTGTGCCTACTGACAAACTGGTGTACTTTGCTTCGGAGAAGGGGTTGATGGCAGCGAGCGGAGCAGAAGTTGCTTGTATGAGTGAACAGCTAAAAGGTAGGTCAAGCATGCAGGATGGCGGATTTGCTAACTATCTAAAGGACTGCCTTATAGCCTACGACTACAGAGACTCACTCCTAAGGATATACAGCAAGGTGTACCCCTGGCAGTATATCTACAATATGGTGGACAAGACTTTTTCGGTAGTGGAGAACGGAGTGAAGGCAAAGGCGATGGCGAACGACTACCCAGACAATCTGATACAAGATACGGACGGAAACGTCTATTCGCTTACGACCAAGCCAGACATCGTTCATGACGATAATACTTACAGCGGAACCGTTACGACAAGAGCCCTGAAACTGGGAGGAAGCATTATGCAGAAATCGCTGAGGTCCGTCAAACACCTTATGGACACATCGGATAACGGCAAGGTGAAACTGGAAGTATGGGGAAGCAACAATGCCAAACATTGGAGGAAGCTGAACAGTCTTGGCGGTAAGCCTTGGGCATACTTCAAGATAAGATACACGCTTACTGGGTTTCGGGCATCTGACTCGTATGCAGGAACCGTGATAGAGGTACAGAAGCGGAGAGAAGACAAATAAGACAAAAGAACAGAGGCGGCTACTCATCACGAGCAACCGCCTCTTTTGATAGTGAAATCAAATTACTTCAAAAGTATGGAATGTGTGAATATTTAGTAACAATACGTCCGATGATAAAACCAATCATGTATGCCCATAGGTGAAGTATGCCGTTGACTCCAGGCATGAGCATCGTGAGAACGATGAAAGGCATAACCACGCAACAGGAGTCCCAAAATCTGCCAGTCTTACCCCACATTATGCCTATGGCAGCGAAGATAACTCCCGAGAGCCCGACAGTGGGCTGAGACACATACGTCGGCAAGAAACTCGCCAAAACCGCAGCGAAGAGGCTTGCGCAAAGACATATACGATTGCGCAGCGACCACAGGACAACGAGGTTGGCTGCAAGATGAAAAATGTTGGCGTGACAAAACGAATATGTAAGATGAGAGACGAAGCTACTTCCGGGGAAGAAGCCTGCATTATCTGGACGGGCGATGAAAACCGCCAGACTTACGCAAGTGAGCAAGGTCTTTATCAGAAAGTTTGTCTTTGCCGAAGATTTCTTTGTGATGATAATATTCTCCATATTTCTTTCCGCAACTAATAGCCTTTCGCACTGTTTCTATGCTTGCATAGAACTCTGGCGCAGGCTGAGATACCAAGAAGGGAGTGATGAACCACAGTGACTTGCCGATGAACTCCTTCTGCTGAGACAGCTTGTCGAGTCTGCGGAACAGTTCGTAGTACATACGTTGCTCTCTTGGGCTCTTGGCATCGACCACAGTAAAATCGCCACGTACCATATAGCGCAGGACATTGTAAGCCGTTTTGGGGCTGACATAGAACCGAGGAGCATCATGACGAGCCGTCTTGATCCACGCCTCCTTCTGAGAATGACAGTTGGTGTAGACTTGCCTGTAGGCGCTAAGTAAATCGCGCCTCATAGCGACTGTAAGGTCAAATCCTCTTCTTGGCATAGGTTATTTTATTATAGTACGCTGCAAAAATATGCATTATTTAGACAAAATCCAAATACTGTCTCTTATACACATCTGACGC